AATGAAGCAAATTCTGATTTAGTATGCCTAGGGGGCATATTGATAATGAGCCTCCCTTTTTTTGTGTCAGAAATTTTTGTAAATTCAGATGCTATATGTTGATGGTGCCCCCATTTTTTAGGATTAGGATCCAATCTACATATAAAATCAGGCCAAACTTCCTTCACAAAATATATAAAATTATCCTGGCACAACTTTATGTGCTCAATCCATTTTTTTTCTACAGCTAATCGAAGCTGTTCATTGGTTAGTAATTCTTTTTGCATTGGGTCCCCTTTTAATATAACCCATAATAAAAATATAGTCACTACATCTATCGATCAGAGTTTAAAGGCCAGCTCGTCAGATACATCTTTGGGTTGTGCGTGGCGTCAATATCTGGTGTTAAAGTTTGGTTTTGGTACTAGGTTTGGTACCTCTATTGGTCGGTGATGCGTGTGGAAGGGTGTGAGATGGTAGGAAGGTGATAGCCCGAAGGCTATCACCTATAATTTATTATTGGTTAAAGTCTTGCCCATTCTGGATTAATTCCAAGATAGGTTTTAGATTATTTACAAGCTTACCTTTTAACTCATTCACTATTGGGTCATTAGGATATTGGATAATGATTTCCTCAACAGCACTCTCTAATTGTTTATACATGAACTGATAGTTTAGTCCTGTATCAAGTGAGTTAGAACTTGCTTGTTCAACCTCATTATTGTTCTTTTTACTTTCAATAATGTTATTTACCATTTTAACTAGATTAGACATTAGTTATTTCCTTTCATTGTATTTTTGTAATCATCATCTAACAAATTACAAAAAGCTTGATTAGTTGATTGTACTTTTATTTTAATTTCTGTTGTGTGCATATCAACTAAAAATTCCTCATACAATTTAGGAAATTTCTCTTTGAACTTGCTCACATCAAATCTTTTCATAACTCTATTAATCAATTGAGCATAGCCCTCAACATCATCTAACTTATCAATCATAATAAGATTAGTTTTAAGAGTTTTAAAAGTTTCAACATGAGTAGGCTTAATTAAATCATTAGCCTTTTTTTGTTGTTTAGTTTGTTCAACTGAATAATGATAATTCACTATATCTTGTTGAACTTTTTTTGTAGCTTTCAATTGTCTTTTAGACTTTTGAATTGTACTCATAACATTTTTCCTTTCTATAAGTTAATTGTTATCCCATGCTTATAAGAAATTTAAAAAGTTTATTCAACAAGTTTTTTCAAAAAAGTTAAAAAAAATTAATCACTAAATAAATTAAGAGTAATGATAATTAAAATAAGAATAATCATAAATATATAAATCATAAAAATTTGGGTCCTGAAAAACTGGCGACTGGCCAGCAGCTAAGTTCAGTTGATACAAAGCCCACGCCAAACGGCGTGGGCGTGGGCGTGGGCGTTAGCCCACGCTTTTTGTATTAACTCAACATATACGGAAACCGTTTGATTGTTCGCAGAACTCAATGAAACTCTCAACCTGTTCCATTGTGAACGGGTAAGAACTCCCGTAGCTATACTTTCTTTGTATCCATTCCCAAGTGTCGTGGTCTTCCTTTGGATAATCAGCAGGTGCAAGATTAACTTTGCCGACCTCTCTTTCTACTTTTTCCCTCAACATCTTATGGCAGATTTCAACGAACTTATTATTCTTTTCAGCTTGTTCGCTTTCTTCCTCTACCTCTCGGATTGCTTTTGATACTGTACCGTCTTTGATAAGTGCTTTTAGTTGTTTAGCAATTTCTTTTGCCTCGCCCTCACTTACCTCATGACCGTCGTTAGATTGCCAAAATTTTTTATTGTCTTCAGCAATCACTCCTGTTTGCTCACAAACAAAGTCAGCTAGTCTTCTCCAACCCCAAACGGATTGTCTATAATACTCGCCTGTTTCTGTTTTGTGATTTCCTAGACTATATAAATCAAAGCCCATTTTCTTTCTCCTTGTTAAGTTAGTTTGTTGTGTGCCTAGTTGCTCGCGATTGGATTTCCCATGTACATATCTAGACACATCTTTACTCTTATCATATCCCATGCAGTAAGCAAGAAAATATTTTAAAAAATTCAAAAAAAATTTTCCAGCTCGACAGCTGCGAACTGGCGTACCAGCTGGGGAAGCAGCACATGTTTTACTGTAGAAACCCAAGCCAACGGTGTGCGTGACGGCGTGGGGCATAGCTTTTCCTGACGAAGATCCGGTACCAGCTGCGTCCTGGCCAGACCCAGAGCTCAAAGATCTACCTTCAAGAACCACGGCCAACGGCACGGCGGGCGTGGCCACTAAATTCCAACTGCTGTACATTGGTTCACAATGTACAAGAGCCCAAGCAGGTAAGCTCTTCCTACCCACTTTGGCGAAACAGTCCAGAGAAAGAAGAGCGCTATGCCTATTCCCCATATCAATGTGTCTCCTTCGCTGCTTCCAGCTCCTGGGCAGCACATTCGACAGCCAACCAGGTCATCGAATTTTTAAACGCCGTAGGTCCAGCAATGTCCTTATCCAGCAGTTCGAAAACGCTGGATCCACATGCCTCCGCAGCTTCGCGCACATACTTCCACACATCAGCTTCGTGCTCGTTAAAGAAGGCAGTCGTCTCTACGTAGTAGGTTAACCCTGCTACTCCGCCACCACATCCGTGTGTTGCGATATCTTTGATGGCGAACATTTCCTTCTGTTCGCCATCTTTTAGCCATTCCTTTATCGTCCCCATGTTATGCCCTCCACATCTGTCTTGAACTTAACTATGTCCCTCAGCTTTAGGTGCGTAAGGATTGTAGGCTCATTGTCTAGAGTTCCTTGACCCTTGAGTCGTGAGCCACTCGTAATTCTCACCCACATCTTCTCAGACCTATTCTTGTGCTTAAACCACACGTACACATAGTCACGCATCTTCGGCATTCTCTCAAGCTTCTTGATAGAGAAGTAGGTTTCTCTACCATGCTTTGGACAAGAGTAAACTATGTTACCCGCTTCTTCATCATCGACATGTGGAACTGTTTCTTCAAGTGCCATAGCTTTGGCTTCTTCAGAGTCTAGTGGATCTCTCCATATGAAGTTTTTTTCTATATTCTTTTTGATGTTTACCATGATACTACTCCTGTCAAAGTAAGAGTCGCAAAGACAATTGCGATCACGGTTAGTTCTGGAAGTATTGTATTCATTTTTTCTCCTTTGTTAGTTGTTGTCGGTCAAGACCCGTTCCTACTTAACTAGTATCAACTCGGCTACTTATCTTGCTTCTTCTTCATAGGTTTCCGACACCTTACAGATAAGATATGATGGGATAATTGTCAAGAACTTTTTTCAAATTATTTTTCGCACATGAATTTACCGTACAGGACCCTCTGCTGCCAGCTGCAGACTGGCCAGCTCCTGAAGGTTTAGTTTTGACAAGCAGGTTAGCTTCGGAACGGGAACGGGGGCGTGGGTCGAGAAAGGAAAATGAAAATAAACCATACCCACACCCTGTACGAACTCTACCATCTCCTGACCAGCAGCGCCAGATCCCAGCTGGTGATGCCTCCCAGAGTTTAAGTTTCTTCGTAGAATGTAGCGTGGGCGTGGGAACGGGAGTGGGAGAGCAGCTCCTGAGCCGCGGTACCAGCTCCTTCGGCCAGAGTATAAGAGTTCAAAAGCGTTGTGAAATGCGGGCGTGGGAGCGTGGGCGTGGGAATCAGGATCCCTGCTTCACCGGGCCAGCTGCCAGCTGGGATGCGAAGGTGATCAGAGTTCTAAGATCCGTGTGGCGGGAGAGCGGGAGCGGGGTTCGGGACTCACGGTTCACGGCCAGAAGTTCATAGGGCGCCTGCAAGAGGGGCCTATTCAAGATATACGCCTTACCACCTGCTTTCAAGTATTTAATATGCCAATTGATTTGATACTTTGATAGACCACAATTCTTGCTGGTGTTGGCTTTGAGTTCTAACCAAAATACTTGCTTGTTTACGACACAATGCACATCTGGAATACCATTAACTGTGCTAGATTCTATGCGGGTAAAATGCCAATCTTTATCTAAATCTTTTAGCTCATGCCATATCCTAGTTTCTTTGTTTTGTGCCATATTTTAATCGGTCAATAATTGCAAATTTTGCCTATTACAGGCTCATTAAAAATACGATGTTCAACCCAATTTTCAAACTCTGCTGGGTTTTCTCTTTCGACTATAGTAAGGTTATTTTGCCACCAAACATCACATGTCTGATCTATTTTGATAGATACCAAAGTATAGCCACCGCTTCGACTAATAAAAATAATTCCAATCCGCTCATTTAAGTTCGATGATTTTAGTGATGACGGAATTAGGAATAATAGTAGTACCACCAATAGTTTCAATATGCCCTTCATCGCCTTCCTTTCCATCTTTCAAACCGTAGTCACAAAAGATTCTTGTTATACCTTTCTCACGTGAAACTAACCAACCTCTTGATACCATTCTACCAAGTCCTGACTTCATTAATTGATCAAATGTTTGCCAACCAGTTTCTCCGACAATATCTAACCAATGGACTTCTACAAATGGATATCTTTCGATTTTTTCTTTTGAGAATTTTGTATTAAGTTCTAATGTTTTCTTTCTTTGTAATCTTCTACTCTTCATTTTTTACTCCTAATTAATACAGATACAATTCCTACAGAAGTAGTAATCGTACTATTATGCACTTCATTGAACACTGTCAAGAAATTACTCCAATCGTTATTCTGCAGTAGTTTCAATTGGCGTGACGTCAATGATGTTTTTGGCTTCGCCGATTTTTGATTCAAGTTCCTCAAGTCTTTTCTCCAATTGCTCTCTGTTCATGCCCTCTAAACCAATATGGCTTATTTCTTTTCTGTCTACAAAATGACCTGCCATTTGATCTCGTCTATATTGGGCTGTAATAGCTGCTGTCATCTGGCCTTTCTTTTCAGATGTATCTCGCATTCTGTTGTAATGTTTATAGGACAATAATTTATCTTTTTCTTCTTTTTCAAGTTCTTGAGACATTCTCTTCTCAAAATATCTTACGACATGAGGATTTTTATCAGGGTTTAATAATCTGCTTGCTTGATCTGTGGGACCATATTTATTGGTAGACGTAAATCCAGCTTGCTTAGCTGCCTCTACCTTCGAAATTTCGCCATAATTAGACACATAGATATCTACAAACTTACGTTGTTTTGGCGTAAGTTCAGATATTGTCTTCAGTTGATTAGCTTTCTTTGGCACCTAATTACTATATACCCTTTCCTTAGAAAATAAAATCCCTAGTAAAAAATTTCTACCCCCCACTCGTAAGGAGTATAGTTACTCCTAGAAATTTCTAGGAGTAAAACTGGTTCTAGGAGTAAAACTAGGAGTAAATAAGTGTTGGTATTAGCGAATAATAGTCGATTACTCCTAGATTCCTAGAAAAAAAGGCTTATTTTCCAAAAAAGTTTTTTTTAAATTTTTTTTCTAAGCAGTGGGTATATACTGGTTCTAGGAGCGTGTACCTTAGAACCATTATAAACTACACATTTCACTTGCTTCCTGTGACCAATTTGATAAGGTTCAAGAGTAAACGTTATGCTTTTTTTCATAATGCTCTTTGAATAAACTAAGGAGGAAAATATGACTTGACTTTGTAATCATTCTAAACTATCTGGTTCGATGATTATGTTTCATAATCATACTTTCTAAGTTAGTTGGTAAAGGGCAGTCCGGGGAGACTTTGGCTGCCCTTTTCTTTTATAGGGATGTAACTAAGTTTGAAATAAATGCAGTCGTACAAAGATCCACTGCATGTCTTAAATGTTCTAAATGTTTTCGGTGATATTTTTTAGATTCTTCTTCCTTACAATTACGATACTTCGTAAACTGTACTGAATATTTTTTCCAGGCAAAGTTCCTTGGACTAAACTGAATGTCCCCTTTCATAATTGCCATCTTGTATCGTTCTTTTACATGCTCAGGTTCAAAACCAGCATAGTAACAAACAGTGTGAAAATCAGTAGTATTCGACATAATCCATGCGTGAGCCTCACACTTATAGATAGAGGGTTTTCTTTCCTGGCTCTTCTGACCTGCATCTTCGATTGCATTACAAAGTACTCCTCTCCAAAGTTTTTCTTCGGGTTCGACTTCGGTTGATAATAGTTGAGCTGCGAAACTAGTGCCCATAAGTTTTAATAAGGAAAGAGAGTAAGTCACGATGATAAATAGTTGCCTCTATATCCTTACGAGTCTTTTTACATTTTTCATAATCAATATGTACACCATCAATTACAGCATGTATATCCTCTCCAGAATGTTTGGGTTGGTTATCATGCTTAATGAAAATATCTCTAGCCATAGATCTATTATAGTGATTTGTCTGCATCTTTTCCACCTTTCAATACCTTTAATTTGTAAAGCTTAGCCTTCTTTTCAACTTTTTTTTCTTTTCTAAACTGCCAAACAGCCGAAACATCAGCCATAAACTGTGGATCAAAAGTATCTCTGTAACCAAGTTTATCGCCCATATATAAGCGAAACATACTACTTGTTACCGTTTTATACTCTTTATCCGTTAGCTTATTTGCTAAGATATTTAAAGAAGTGATAAGTGGATTAATGAATTGTTGGTTTTTTGCCACTGATAAACTCCTCTAAGATTTTAATTAGTTTCAACACATATTTTGTTGATACTTTTACATCTGGGTCTTGATCCGTGGTTCGTTTAACATTTTCAAAGTGACCTGCTCCATTACACTCTTTGCACGTTTGCGTTTCAGAATAAGGGATAATTCTTACATATCCATTACCCTTGCAATTTTTACAAATTTTATATGGCTC